AAATATATCTAAACCATTCAATATTGTTAGTTTGTTTATATTTATAGAGGCAAAAACAAGAATATAATGCCATTGATAGAGAAATAGAATCTTCTATATATGGTTTAAAATCCATTATAATAAGGCTATAACCTACTAATATTTTTTATAATGAAATTATACTTATTTCAAATTTTATTTTAATTTTATTTTAATTTTATTTTAAATTTTACACCATAAATAATTTGTTAGTTTATCTACCAGTCCATACCTTAACAATTGTTCCGTGAATAATTTTATTATTAAAATCGTTCATATATTGGTCAAAATTATAACCAAATGATAAATGGTGTGTTCTAATATCACCATAAAATGATGGTAAAACTGATAAACTATTACATTCATTCGCAAACAACAACCCTATAATACGCTCAAATCCACATCTATCTTTACGACATGTAATTGCATTTACTAAATTAGTAATCTTATATTTTCTTTCTAAAGATGACAAAAATGTATGATTTATAAAACACTGACCACCAAAGCATAAATTAAATTTATTTTTATCATCCATACCTAGAACATTAATTTCGCTTCCAGTAAGACGCTGTTTTATAAATGCGCCACCTTTTAAATAATTAGTTATACGTACTAAATTAGTTAAATGCTCTTTATCATAAGGATGATGCCAAAAAGGAAGCACTGGTATTTTAATTTTTTCAAATGGAACTCGTTTATGAATAAATGTGCTGTCGTGAATAATGACCGCATTGTCAAACCATTTATGTCTTAAATAGTAAATAAATGGCAGTAATTCACCACGGCCAGGATATTCAGATTGTATAATTTCTAAATTCTTATATTCAAAGTCAGCATTTATAAAGCTTTGGTTACTATTATCATCAATAATAATAATTTGTTTTAATGGATATAGGGACCGAATTAACTTAACATTTTGATTCCAATATTTGTTAGTTTGTTCTGAATTAACGTGTCTTGTAATTATAAATCCAAAATTCATTTTATTTGTATTACATATTACAAATAAAATAATTATATACAACTGAATTTATCTTTAGTTTATCCTTAATTTATATATGATGGTAATTCATCTATATTTATAACTTGCTCATTTTTACCTACATTGTTCTTTGATACAACAAATTTATTAAACTCTGGACGTTCTAATTGTGCTACAGGAGTATGATTATGAACACATCGGGCAATCATTTTATACAATTTGAAGTCCGGATAGCGCTCAACTCCGTTATTTTTATATAGCACATTAATTCCATTATCATCAATACACCATTCAACAATTATTCTAACAATTGGTTCACATGATTCCAGATTTTTAATATCATCCAAGTCATTAATTATATAATCAAAAATAGAACAAGCTAGACGGCATAAGTCAAAACTGAAATTAGGTTCTAGACGTGGTTTCTTTTCATTAAAATATGGTTCTGTATTATATTGTGTTGCCGCATCGCCTCCAGTCTGAAAACTATCGCTACAAATTGTCTTTCCGTTAAATTTATAAATTGCGCGACCAAAATCAATAATTTTATATATTTTACCAAATGTGGGAACTTTGTAATACTTCTTTTTATAACAATAATAGATAAATTTTTTGTTAGTTGTAACATACATTACATTATTTGTATGAAGATCATTATGAGTAAATGAAAACATCTTTTGATAAGTAATCAGTATCATTATAATTTGTATTAATGCTGAAAACCATTCGTCATTTGTTAGTTCAGTTGTCAAAATTAAGCTGTCAAATGTATTTTCACAATGCTCCATACAAATTAGTTGAATAGGAAATTTTGGAAAAGTTAGCCATAATGTTTCTTCATCAATATCAGAATAGTCGCTACTGTTAGTGGCACTATTTGTCTCGCTATTTAGAGAACTTTTTGTCTCTTTTTCTGCGTTAATATCAGCATCAACATTAGTATCAATATCAAGATTATTATCGTCATTTTCATCTATATCATCGTCTTCACCATCTACTTCTTCGTCTGTATGTGTATGGGATGTTCTAGATGAGCATGATGACCCAGATGCTATTGTTTCAGATTTTTTGGGGTCTATTTTAAATTCAGATGAGTTCATAATATCAACCAAGTCAACATTCATATTTTTAATATCAGATAATGTAATAAGATTATTATTATCAAGATTATTATTATCAAGATTATGAATATTTAGATCATTATTTAGACCATTATTTTCAAAAATATTTTCAAAAATAGTATCATCAAATGATTTAATGGATAGCACTGATTTATTAGACATAATCTTTAATGGTTTCAATGGTTTTACTTCTTCATCACTTGTTAGTAAATGCGAATAATCTTCAACATTAAATAATATATTTTGTTTCTTTACAAAGAAGTCTGAATGAACCAAATATTCAATATCATCCATAATATTAATTTTATAGTTATTTTTGACAGCTAAAAAAGAGCCATAGAAGTCTATACCGTGAATAAATCCGTGATTATTTAATATTTGACTTGTTAAATATGAAAAGAACCCATCAACATATGCTGAGTTATTAACATCCGCTATTTTAGGATTTACAGGCGCATTTTTATTAATAGATGGAAGATTAAATAAATTTACATCATTGTAGTTGTATTTACCTATAATATATTTAAAAGGATCTAACAATGGTGCCATTTTTATAAATACCTTTTGACTACTAGTAAAGTCACCACTAGAATCATTACTGTTTTTTAGTTTACAATTATAAATATTATCTGAAAAAAGTTCATTATTTTTATTAGGTTTATTATCTTTTAAATCAGAAACATACCACAAGTGATTTAAATTTATGCTATTATAATTGGTCTCATTTAATGAGAAAAATCTATCGTAAATAGGTATATAATTCTGAACCTGTTCTAAGCTAATTGTATTGTTAGTTTGGAATTTAGTAAAGAGGTTAATATTTTTCCTTTTTTGATAATTAATACTAAAGGATGATTTAGTAGTGGATTGTGTTGTTGCCATTAGCTAATAAAAATATTAATATTAGTAATATTTAACTCATTTTATACAATATTTTATAAGTTTTATAATATTTATAATAAATTCCTAAAGATTTATAAGTTTGAGTTAAACAAAATAAATCTTTTATAGTTGTATAGATATAATGAATTTAGAACTAAAAAGATTTGATATGAAAAGCATTAGTTTCAAGCCGGATGAATCTAAGGGTCCTGTTGTAGTTTTAATTGGGCGTCGTGATACCGGTAAATCCTTTTTGGTTAGAGACTTGCTGTATTACCAGCAAAGTATCCCAATCGGCACTGTTATTTCTGGAACAGAAGAAGGTAACGGGTTTTATGGAAAATTGGTGCCAAAATTATTTATCCATAATGAATACAATACAGCAATTATTGAGAACATTTTGAAGCGACAACGAACTGTTTTAAAACAGATTAAGAAAGAAATGGAGCAGTTTAAAAGAACAACTATTGACCCGCGAACTTTTGTGATCCTTGATGACTGCTTATATGATAACACTTGGTCACGCGATAAAATGATGAGGCTACTTTTTATGAATGGCAGACACTGGAAGGTAATGCTAATCATAACAATGCAATATCCATTGGGTATTCCACCAACACTAAGAACAAATATTGATTATGTTTTTATTTTAAGAGAGCCATATATAGCAAATAGAAAGCGAATTTACGAGAATTATGCTGGTATGTTTCCTACATTGGAATCATTTTGTCAAGTGATGGACCAATGTACCGAGAATTATGAGTGCCTAGTGATAAATAATAACGCCAAATCTAACAAATTACAGGACCAAGTGTTCTGGTATAAGGCCGACGCACATAATGACTTTAGATTAGGTTCCAAGGAGTTCTGGGAGCTGTCCAAATCAGTAAATGATGAAGACGAAGAGGAGCAATATGACCCAAATAATGTGAAGAAACGTGGTCAGGGACCCAAGATTGCGGTAAAAAAGAGCAAATGGTAATCGGCTTTTATAAAAACCACTTTTAAATTATAAAAGCGGTCATCAAGTTGGAGGAGCACTATTCTTGCTCTTCCATAAGAGAAAGCGGGTTTAGAACAATATTTTTATAAATTAAATAATATTCAATTTATAAAATTAAAAAACTGTTTATTCAACATCTTCCATCTTGGAATCCTTATTGTCATTATTTGACAAAGCAAAAGGTCCGCTAACTAACTCAGACCTGCCATAATCAGATTGACCAACAACAATATTGTCGCCATCAAAAAGCTCGCTACGAATATCAGCAACTGAAATAGTATCAGAGGCAGATAATTTGCTTTCCTGAGTATTTGCAATACCAACCAAGTTTCCATCCTTATCAATATCTTGGGTCAAAGAACTACCGTGCTTCTCAGCATTCTTCTTGTTATCATCAATAGCCTTCTGCTTGGTCTCCTTAACACGCTGCTCAAATGCGGTCTTAGCAGTAGCCTCATTCTTCTGCTTCTCCTGCGCCAACTGATTGAGCTCCTCCTCCATATACTCAACACGACCAGTCTTGTAAGCCTCAGGATCCCAGCACAACCACTGTCCAACAGGTCCAACAAACACGTCAAAACTAGGGTCAGTTTCACGCAACAATTTAGCACGCATTTCAGCCTCTTCTTGTGTCTGGAAATTGCCTCTGGACTTGAAACCTCTAACAGATGTCTGGAAGTTGTGCTTGATACTAAACTGCTTCTCAAGGTCGTCCTCGTGCTTATCCAAGAATGTCTTGTAGTCATCTTCAATAGATGAACTAATAATATGCTCACGCTCCTCAGTAACGAATCCCTCATAATCCTTCATAACATCCTCAAAATTCAACTTGTATTTATAAGAAACAAAATTAATAAATTGATGGAACTTTTCCATGGACTTGGAAAATTCCCACTTCTTTAGGAACTCCTCAAAAAAGAACATTTCCTTTTGCTTCAAAATTTTCTCGGGAGTAATAAACGAGAAACAGCCAAATTGTTGGCCAGCAATAGGCTTGTCAAGTTCCAATAAATCAACATATTTAGGATTAGGAGAGCCATCAGTTCGCTGTTTTCGTTCAAACGCTAACTTTTTGGAGGCATTTGTTTTAGGTTTTCCACTCATTATATATATTTATTTAATAGTTCGTTTTAAGTTTTAATTTTATAAAATATTATTATTTTTAATTAAAGAAATAAAAGAAATAAAAATTAAAAATAAATTAGTAGATTATAATTTTTTCTTTTTTATTTATATAAACAGAAATGGCTATGTTTGACGTTACTGAGCTTGTTAAGCGCATTGTTAAGTATTTAATTGAGGGTTTAATGGTGGCTATTGCCGCTTTTGCTATTCCCAAGAAGTCCTTGAATATGGAGGAGATTGTTTTGCTTGCTTTAACTGCGGCTGCTACTTTTGCTATATTGGACACATATATTCCTAGTATGGGAGTATCAGCGCGTACTGGTGCTGGTTTTGGTATTGGTGCTAATTTGGTTGGCTTCCCTCGTGGTCTTTAAATTTTATAATTCAATTTAAACCATTTCAAACCATTTTAAACCAAAATAAAAAGTATAATATATATTCTTAATACATATTATATAATAAATTATGGATAGACTAACATTAGCCGATTTACATATATCTAGATCTTTACCAAATCCAAAACCTAAAACAAATATAATGCCCAAATTTATAACAAGACCATTATCAAAAACTAAATCATTTATTAAAAATATGAATAAATCTTTAAGTAAATCTTTAAGTAGAACAGAAATAAGTCCAGAAATAAGCCCAGTATCTAAAACCTTAAGTAAAACTAAAAGTAAATCTATTGTAAGCCCGGCATCTAAAACCAAGAGTAAATCAATTCAAAGTCCAGCATCTAAAACCAAGAGTAAAACCGTAGAATCACCGGCATCTAAAACTTTAAGTAAAACAAAAAGCAAATCAATTCAAAGTCCTGCCTCTAAAACCTTAAGTAAAAGTAAAAGTAAAAGTAAAACTAAAAAGATGGTAAACAAATAATATTCTAGATGTCTAGACTGTAGGTATAAATTCCCAATCTAATTCAACACACATCTTTTTCCACGTCTCATCTTGTTCTATTAACTTTTCTCTATCTTTTAACATTGGTATATCAGACAAGTATTGATTTTCTCCAAGAAGCTCACAAAACTTAAATAATACATAATAATAATTTAAAAAATTAACACGATAATCTGGGCATGTTTTAGAATATGGTGACTGAATCTCCATAAATAAATTACACAAAATTTCTTCTAATTCAGGACTAAATACAGGTGGTTTGAGACCCAATTTATTTTTAATAAAAGCAATATGTTCATAATATTTATTAAACCCTAGCTTCTTAAGAATTTCCTTTGTTTTGTAATGTGTTAGTTGTTCCAAAGATATTCTTTCCTTTTTAATTTGTTGTTGTATTTGTTCAATCACGTCTTCAGGTATTTGGGTTGTTTCTTTTCCTTGAAATTGAGCAAGAATTTCCTTAAAATGATTAATTTTTTTATAAGCATAAAAACATACTTCTTTAGGTGGCTCTTTATAAGAAGGTTTTTCATTCTCTATTAAGTAAGGTATACTAACAGCACAAACATTACAAATAAGAACTCCTTCATCATCTAACGGAATCAATTCACCTTTATAACAGCTCTGGCAAATATCAGTAGATTTTACAAAAGCATTCATATCAATAAATGTCTCGTCAATATTACTTAAATATTTTTGGACAATATTTTTATTACGATTTTCACATAATAAGTTGTCATTGTCTTTTTCAGGCTGTTGTATTTTAAAAAAATTAAATAATTTCTGACTTTTTGTGCCATGTCCGATATCATTATTATCTTCCTTATTATCAATATTTTTTTTATTTTCAAAGTATTCAAAAATGTATTTAGAATTGTCTAAAAAATAATTTGTTTTACGCGCTTTTAATTCATTTATAGTATTTTTAATTTCTTTAACACGATCTTTTATTTCCATTACTTGCTCAATTGATAGCTCCATATTAGGATCAGTAATTTGTTCAATAAGCTGTTGTTTTTCTTCTTTTAATCTGGGAATAATATCAAACTCATCTTTTGAAAAATCAGTCATTATTTCCTTATGCTTTCCATCTAATGTGGTTGAATAGCGTTTACATACCTTTATTTTTTTTGTAGCCTTTGGTTTGAAGGATGGCATAGATTTATAATACTTATACTATAATAATTAATTTTATTTAATTAGATATTTTGTCAAAGTATATAATTTTTTATTTAGTAAATTTATTTAGCAAATTTATTTAGTAAATTTATTTAGTAAATACTTAAAACAATAATATAAGTTTAAAGACAAAATATAGTTTCATTTGTTATGTTAATGGATATTGATATTAAGATAACAAATAATGAAAAACAATTAGAACTAGAAATAGATAAAATAAAATTTCAGAAAATGGTGTTTTTATATAATGCTTTAGACAATGGTTGGTCAATTAAGAAACGAAATGATTCTTATATTTTTACCAAAAATCACGAAGGTAAAAAAGAAGTATTTGATGAGGCATATTTGTCCATATTTATGAAGGAGAATGTAAACATTAATAATATATTGAAATAATATGTAGGGGATTTAATTAAATTTAATTGTCGTCAAAATTTAATTAAATTAAAATCCAAAAAATTATTTTCTTTAGGAATAATATAAAATGGGAGGCGGACTTATGCAACTCGTAGCTTATGGTGCTTAACAACTTGGGTGCCAACAGTGAGCTGCTGTTATGGATCGTATATTACCATAACAGGAAAACAGTGTAAATATACGAATTAATCGCTTTAGAGGAAAGGTGTATTAATTATATAACTCGCTAGTGAATTATTTAGAAACAATTAATAATTTGCAAGATTGTCAAATTGTCGGGAACCCCCTTAGAGCTTTAACTACTACTTATTTGTGGTGACATAAATAATACCATAGGATAATAACCGATGGCATAGTAAAAATGTTAAAGATTGGGCAATCCGCAGCCAAATATCTTAAATTCCACTTTTGAGAAAAGTGGAGTAAAAATTCTCAAGTAATAAATATGTTTGTCTTTTAATTTTGGAGTTAATTTATTTTGACTCCATCTTTTTAAAAGATGGAAAGCCAGATTTAAGATAAAGGTTCAACGAGTAGACGGCAATCGGGAATCAATGAAGGATATAAGCAATCCTGAGATTTCATAAGGTGTACTCTGTCCTATGTACGAAAGTCATAGGGACATCGCAAGATGTTTACCTTAAAAACCTGTAGGGTAGAAAAACATCGGGGAATATCAAATCAATAAGATATTCAGAAAACCCTTTGTGGCATTTTGTTGCACTTGTTATTTGCGACTTATCCACTGATGTTAATTAGGGAATCTAGACAGTTACAAACGTTTAGAAGGAAGACCCCTAGTGAGAAAATCAAACTGCTTGAAACCCCTAAAGCTTATTCTACTAAGCGACTGTTGTGAGATGGTTGTGGCCAAGATAAAAAACTTGGGTATAGTAATAATGAATAAGATGTTTTGAATTATAGTTTATATTTCAAATAATGGGCAATGAGCATCCAAGCTTCTTTAAACAAAATAAAATGATATAAAATTAATAGTATAAATAATATATTGATACGTAGATGGAAACTCATTCTAACAAAATAGAGGATAGTAAACAATGTGTAAAATGTGAATTAATAAAATATCTTGATAAATTCAGACAATATAATAATGGTTCGCAGTCTAGCACGTGTAAAAAATGTTTGAATGAACTGGATAAAATAAGAAAAAAAAATCTAAGGCAGAAAAAATCTGAAAATTCTTTAGCTACTTGTGAAAAATGTAATACAGAAAAAGCATTGCGTTATTTTACAAAGTTGAAGAAATTTTATAAGAAAAAAATTTGTTTAGAATGTTATCCAGAATTTTTAAAAGAACAAAAAATGGAATGGTGTAAAAATGAACATAATACAAATATAAATTATCGTATTAAAAAGTCATTAGCAGCACGGTTACGAAATGTTCTAAATAAAGAAAATACTACTATGAATTATATTGGTTGTAATATTCAATATTTTAGAGAATGGTTAGAATACAATTTTACAGAAGAAATGAACTGGACTAATTACGGTTCTTTATGGTCAATAGATCATATAATACCAGTATGTAAATTTGATTTAACTATAGAAGAAGAAAAATTAAAATGCTGGAATTGGACAAATATGATGCCAAAAACAGTAAAATATAATTCATCTAAAAAAGATATTGATATGGAACAAATAAATTATATTATTGACAAAATAGAAAAGTTTAAAGAAGAAGGTTCAACGACTAAATGGTTTTCGAGTGAATTTATATTGAATAAAGAACTAGTAACAAGTAAACAAAAATAAATTCATTTTAAGATATAGTCTAATCCTTATTGAAAAATAAGGTAGAGGAAATGTACAGGTAACCCTCAAATCACCTTCTGGAAGGTCACTTACAGAAGATATACTAACTTTGCCATCGAATCAATCGAGCAAACTTTCAACGGCCAAGCCGATTTCGGACGCAGAGTTCAGTGCGTTATCTCCAGAAATGGTGATCTCGCCTACAGAACCTATTTACAGGTTACTCTCCCCGAGATTAACCAGCTCATGGGCATTGCTTCCTTCGCCGTTGGCGCTGGATCTGGTGTCTATGCCCGTTGGTTGGATTTCCCCGGTGAGCAGCTCATCGCCCAGGTTGAGGTTGAGATCGGTGGTCAAAGAATAGATCGCCAATATGGTGACTGGATGCACATCTGGAACCAGCTCACTATGACCTCTGAGCAACAGCGTGGCTACTTCAAGATGATTGGTAACACCACCCAGCTTACCTTCATCACTGATCCCTCTTTCTCTGAGGTTGATGGCCCTTGCGACTCCTTGGCCCCCCGCCAGGTTTGCGCCCCTAGAAATGCTCTCCCTGAGACCACTCTCTATATCCCTCTCCAGTTTTGGTTTTGCACCAACCCCGGTTTGGCTCTCCCTTTGATCGCTCTCCAATACCACGAGGTCAAGATTAACCTTGATATCCGCCCTATTGATGAGTGCTTGTGGGCTGTCACCACCTTGTCTTGCAACTCCAACACTTCTAACCCCATTGTTGCTTCTGGCCAATATGCTCCCGGACGCCCCGTCCCCGCTGCTATTGCCTACAACCAGTCTTTGGTTGCGGCTTCTTTGTACGTTGACTATGTGTTCTTGGACACTGACGAGAGACGCAGATTTGCCCAGAACCCCCACGAGTACCTCATCACTCAGCTCCAATTCACTGGTGATGAGTCCGTCGGTTCATCCAGTAACAAGATCAAGCTCAACTTTAACCACCCCGTTAAGGAGCTTATCTGGGTTGTCCAGCCCGATCAGAACGTTGACTATTGCTCATCTCTTGTGTGCGATGCTCTCTTGTTCAAGGTCCTCGGTGCCCAGCCCTTCAACTACACTGATGCCATTGATGCTCTCCCCAACGCTATCCATGCTTTCGGTGGCCCCGCCTCTGTTGCTGCTGACTCTCGTGCTTACATTGATGCCCGTGGTCTCTTCAACGATGCTGGTGCTCTTGACTATGATATCCCCTCCGGATTCACTGGATACTGGCACGGTCCCCAGAACCCCTACAATGAGGCCAACTTGGGTGGTGTCCCCGTCCTCCAGAACCCCGACCTCGGCGTTGATCCCTCTGTCCTCGCTGCTCTCAAGGATCTCTCCAACGGCCACCTCGATAACTCCACCGTCTCTGATGCTGGTACCTTCGTTTTGACTGAGACCTCTTTGGACCTCCACTGCTGGGGCCAAAACCCCGTCGTCACCGCTAAGCTCCAGCTTAACGGCCAGGACCGCTTCTCTGAGCGTGAAGGAACCTACTTCTCTTGGGTCCAGCCTTACCAGGCCCACACTAGAAACCCTGATGAGGGTATCAACGTGTACTCATTTGCTTTGAGACCTGAGGAGCACCAACCCAGCGGAACTTGCAACTTCTCCAGAATAGATAACGCTACCCTCCAGCTTGTCCTCTCCAACGCCACTGTTGAGGGAACCAAGACTGCCAAGGTCCGTGTCTATGCCACCAACTACAACGTGCTCAGAATTATGTCTGGCATGGGAGGCCTTGCTTATTCCAACTAAGCGCAATGTGTTACAAATTATTATATTGTTTATATCATATTTTAATAATTAAATTAATGCTTTTTAATTATTAAAGCAAAAAACAATATAGAGACAAAACTCTATATAATATATAAAATGAGTGTAGATATAGTAAACCTTATTGAAAGTAACCCTATTACCAAATTAAATGGTAATTATCAATCAAAATTGATAACCAAAGTGCAAAATAATTTTAATAATTATGAGCAACAGATGTTTATAGCTAGTTTTTACTGTTATTTAAATCATGATTACAAAAATGATTTTGTTATTAACTTGGATAATGTTTGGCAATGGCTAGGATTTAGTCAAAAAGTAAATGCTAAAACCTTACTTGAAAAACAATTCTATATTAATAAAGATTATAAAATTTCGCCCTATGTGGAGGGAAAGCAAACAAACTTTGCTTTTGTTGTAACAAAAGCAAAAGAAGAAACAAGAGGAGGTCATAATAAAGAAATTTTTATGTTAAACATTGAAACATTTAAAAAGTTTTGTTTAAAGGCAGGAACAAAAAAAGCGGACGAAATACACGATTATTTTATTAAATTAGAACAAATTTTACAGGAAATTTTACAAGAAGAAAGTAATGAATTAAAACAACAATTGTTACAAGTAGAAGACCAAAAAGCAAAAGAATATGAATTAAAATTAGAAGAACAAAAAATTCTTGAAAGAGAAAAAATATTACTCAAAGAGTATGCTACTATTGGTTCCATTGTTTATATTGTTAAAGTTAAAACATTTGAAAATAAACAATAAAAATAGGAGAGAGTCGTAGAGGCATAAAGGATAGATATAATGAACATAAATCAAAATATGAAGAGTGTTTATTATTGGATTGCTTTGCCGTTAACAAAAGCAAAGATTTTGAAAATTTTTTACATAACCATGAAAGTATTAGAGGAAACAAAGTAGCTGATTTAAAAGGACACGAGAATGAACTTGAATTATTTTTAATTGGTAAAAATCTTTCTTATAAAACATTATTGGATATTATAAACAATAATATTAAATATTTTAATACTAATGATACAAGTAAAATAGAACTTGAAAATGAACAACTCAGACTTATGCTTGAAATGAAAAATACTAATAATGATAATCTATTAATAAAAGAATTATTACAAATGATTAAACAAATGTCAGGCAAAATTGATAATCTAGAAAAATCAAATAGAGAAATATTAAATAAACTCAATACTAAAGAAACAAAAATAGCCACCGGATTTAATGAACCACTGGTTACACTTGGCCCACGATTACAAAAGATAAACCCGGATACATTAGAACTTATAAAAGTATATGAAAGTGTATCAGAAGCAATGAAAGAAGACTACAATATTAAAAGACCCAGTATCAACAAAGCTGTTATAGAAAATACAGTTTATAATGGTTTCCGATGGGTATTTGTAGATAGAGAACTAGATTCTAGTATAATTCATAATATTAAACCAACTAAGCAAACAAAGACTCAGAATTTAGGTTATATTGCCAAACTAAATTCTGATAAGAGTGAAATATTAAATGTATATTTAGATAGAAAAACGGCAGCACATTTTAATGGTTATGAATCATCGTCATCATTAGACGTTCCTGTAAAAAACTATACTTTAACTAAGGGGTACTATTATAAATTATTTGAAGAATGTAATGATGAATTAAGAGATAATTTTATTAAAAAACATAGCGAACCATTATTATATAAAAGTGGAATTGGACAGTATGACATAAATAATAACCTTATTAGAGAGTTTATATGTAAATATGATTGTATTAAACAATTAAAAATGAGCGATAAAACATTAACAAAAGCACTTACTAAAAACACACCATATAATGGGTATTATTTTAAGGACATTGGAAGTAAATTACAAGTAGTTTAATCTATTTATAAAACTAACAAATCTTACATCTTTTTGCTTCTAGTGCGTCTTCTCTTAGTGTTTCCTCTAGGTCTCCCTCTAGGTCGCTTCTTACTCATTACTCTTCGTCTTGTTTTTCTTCCTTTTGCTTCACTTCTTGTTTTATTTTCAAGATAATCTTCAATTACTTTTAATTTGTAGCCAAACGTCA